TCGAATTTATATTCTAAACTTCCGTATTGTTGATTATAAGTCCTAAAGTAATTTTTGTTTACAAACGATTCGCTTTCTTGATATTTAAAGTTTATTTTCTTAAATAGCTTAACGCGTTCAATATCTATTGAATCTATGTCCGTGTATTCGGTTATATCTACAATAGCTCCTTGACTATACCATAAATCTAAAGGCAAAACTTGATAAACGTTTTCTTCTACGCCTACGCAAGTCATATTGAAATCTAATAAAACACCACGTAAGAAATCCTCAACTTTCATATCAGGAACAACGTTATTTAAATTCACATTACCTGTTAATGTTGTTTGAATTGTACTTATTTGTGCTATATTATTTAATCCTTGATTACTTGTTATTTGATAAATAATATTTAAATCAACATTCATAGGTGCTGTTGCTCTTAACTTAAACGTTAATTTAGTATCTAAACCAATGGTGTTTTGAAAAGATACGTTTCCGAAATTGCCAGTAGTATCTCCAGTTATTGTTTGATTATAATTACCATCTTGAAAAACATCAATATAAAAAGTCCCTGCCGCCGATAAATTTAGAACCTCAAAATACACTGTATGAGTTTGAGTTGGTATCGGTGCGTATTTTATATTTATGTAATCTTGGTAAATATTTACATATTCAAGTGAAGAAGGGTCAGGAATATTAGGGTCTGCAATAACAGTTGCTATAATTTGGTCTATTACAATATCTGATTGTTCACTTACCCAAGTATATTGATTCGTGTTTTTGCCCCATAAAAATAACCTTCTAAATCTTTGGTCATTAAAAAAAGAACTCTGAAACGTTATTCCGTATTTATCCTCAATAGCTTCAAATATCTTACTTACTTTAATTGCAGGAAAAAGCTCATCGTATTGAATAGCGTGTGTATTTTGTGTTATATCCTGCGTCCCGTGATGATATTCCCATAACCGCGTATTAGCGATTAACGGATAGCGAACATCGTAATCTGTTGCCGTGTCAGTTATTCTATCGTATATTTCAGTTCCATCAAAAGCAAATTCTAAACTACTAAAATCTAAATCTTTTAATTTATCCTCTCCGAACTTATCTTTTAACGCAAGTATATCGCCATAAAAAGTTATAGTGTAACTTTCTACTTGCCCATTTTTTAGATTAGACTTTTCAAGTTGTATCTTACCACGTCTAAAAAAAGTAAGGTCTATTTCTATAAATGCTGAACGCCTTATGTTAGGGTCTATTGTTGGGTTTACATCCGATTGATAAAAGTGTTCAAATATCTCGTTGTTATGAGGAGTAGCAGGAACGGTAAAGCTTTGCGAAAAGTCAGTGAATACTTTTGATATATCCGAAATGTTTTGAACGCTTGAAGTAACGTTTATTTGTTCGTCGTTGAATAGTTCTAATTGAACACCCTCTATAAATATTCCTACTACTCGATTCATATTACATTGTTAATTGCATTGTAAGCAAATTCAAACTCCATTTGGTAGTTAATCATTTTCGTGTTTATGCTTTTGAATAACTCCGTGCTTTGCGTGTTTAATTTTACTGGCAAAGAGTTTAATAATATCCTTTCGCTCAACATTAACTGCTTAACTATTTCTTTAAAGTCTTCATTTACCCAATCGGTATTTACCTTAATCGTCTTTTTGCCGTTTACGTTAAATGACTTTCTTTGACCTACTAAAGTGTCATAATCAGGAAAAGCTCCTTGCATTAAATTATAATCCGTCTTTTCAATGTTTAACGTGTCATTTGAGGCACCGAAAAACCAAGTTCTTTGCCAACCTCCATACTTGTTTACAAAGTCGCATACAATAGGCGTATACTTACAATTTAGATAAGGCTCAAAATATCCAGTATATAAAACAACACCTGACAAAACATAGTATATTTCTAATTTGTTTCCATCTGCATAATAAGATTGATGAACTTTACGAACATCAATTACTGAACTATTACTTATTGATTGAACTTGAGTTGCTCCAGTTCTTAAATTAGTCCATCTTGCGCTTACTGCTGTTAATGTTGTAGCTACTGTTATAAAATTACTTCTATAATCCGTGTTTGTGCTTGGGTCTTCGTTAGCGTCGTAAGCATAAAAGAAAGTCCCTTCATCATGTAAAATATCGTAGCTTAAAGTTGGGTTATAACCTTGCTCATAATATCCGAATCCGTCAAATGCTTTATAAGTCGTAGTATCTAATAAAGTGTAAGTTGTGCCGTCTAATTTATAACGTTTTACTTGTACGTTACACCATTGAGCAGTCGGAGTAGTTGTATTGTTATTCCAGTTAGTTTGACGTTCATCAAAATTTAGGTATTCACGAATGTAAGGTGAAATATTATAATACGTGTTTACGTTGTTTGAAGCTGGAATTAATTTGCTAAGTGTATATTGAGGGTCTGTTGGAGCTGAACCCGTGCCATTCCAAATTCTTAACTCTACCTTTGAACCTTCTTGACCGCTTTCGGCTATTGTTACTATAAAAGGTGAACGTGCAAAAATACTCATTTTATATTTTTTAAGTTTTGATTTAATATTGAATTTAAAAGCGTTTCAGCGTCTAATCCGTATTTATCTATTAAGACATCAGGAAGTTTCTTAAATGCTTTCTCAAATGGCTTAGTAAAGAATAAAGAAGGTTTGATTCCGTATTTAAATATGCTTTTAGCTATTGCAAATTGTAATCCTTTTCTTGACTGAAATTTACCTGCTACATTTCGCGGTGCGATTCCTTTACGAACTATCCACTTATCCAATTTACTTGGAGGCGGCATTTTAGATTTATAGCTGTATTCTGTATTGTATTTTTTAAACTTACCAGAAACCCCTTTATCCTGAAAGTTCCCGTAGGCTTCCATGTCAAAATAAATACCTATTGAGTTAGGGAATTCTTTAACTTCACCTTGTATTGATTCGGCTAATTTACCGGACGAGTTTTTATTTTGGCGTTTAAGTTCTGCTTTTGCTTCCTTAACAACCTCATCTCTGAATTTCTCTAAAGCTTTTAGAACTTCACTCATTAGCAAATTGTCATTGAGTTAGGAACTAAAATATCTAAGGTCATTGTCCAACCTGCTAAATAGTTTTCAAAGCGTTCTGCAAATGGTTCTACTGTTGCGTTGCCATCTACCATAAAATTGTCACTGAATAAGTCTCCACGTCTTAAACTTTCGTAAAGTCTATTTTGAACTGCAAACATTGTATTTAAAACGTCTTGTTCGTTATTATCTCCAATAAATATATTCGTGTTTTCGTTCTTTGAAATGTCAACTATATCCATACATAAAATAGATACGTTAAAACGAATTACATTATTTTCGATTGTGCTGTTGTTTACAATTATATGAGCTAAAGGAAAAATTGTTTGTTTAGATAAATCAACTGCAAATATGTCGCCTTCAGTAACCGTGTTTATAAAAGCATCGTTGTCGAAGTGTCCTTTTAAAGTGTCAAGTAAATTATAGTAATTACCCATGTCTCATTTTTCTTTTTAATTCGTTATTCTCTATTTCAGTTCTTTGTCTTTCGTAAGTAAGGTAGGTAAGGCACTTGCGAATTCCCAATTTGGTAACTTCATCAAACTTTGTAACATCTCCTTTAGCGAGTGCATAGATTGAATTATACCATCCCCATTGCTTGTTGAACTGAGCCCGTTCTGAATAGTCGTTTGTAGCTCCTTGTTCTTCATCATCTCCTGCTCCAAAGAGGTAAGCGAAGCTTGAACTAAGTCGTTTCCTAAATGATAAAAAAAAACCGAAGCAGCCATTGCAATATCTAACGGAGCATATTTCATTAGTTCGGCAAATTCATCCGTTCCTGAGTAACCCATTATGCTGTAAGTGTCTTTCGTTTTTTTGGTTATCGGTCTGTATAAAACCGCCATTGCTTTATGGAATGTTTCAACCTTGCCTATATTGTGGTCTAAGTCAACATACTCACCGAAGCTCATATCTTCTAAGTTAGGAATGAAACCGAACTCCATACCTTGTATTTTAAACGTTGTTTTGAACTCCGTCTTTTGCTGGAACAATTCGTTAAAATGATTCGCTAACCCAACAACATCACTCCATTTAATCTTTAATACGTCACGCATATTTAAACCGCAGAAAATTTCAATAGACTTTTGTGCTATTAGTTCTTCATCGTTTGAACCCTCAACCAGTTTTATAAACTTTTGATAGTTCATTAATGGAATTTCACTTAAACTTGTAGGAATTACTATTTCCGTTGTCATAATTATTTAACTTTAAATTTGGTAATTGTAGTAAGCTAAGGCAATATCGAAAGCCTGACCTAACATTTTTGTGTGCATCCGTATTTTCATAGGGTCATCAAACACTATTTTAACCCTTATACCTTTCTTTTCTTGGATATATTTCTCAACTATGCGCACCATTAACGGTAGGTCATCTGTCATTTGTGTAAATTAATGAATAAAATACTGACCATAATGAGGATTAACTCCTAAAACTTCCATTTCGTGATAACGTGCTGCGTCAATGCTGTGGTTATTAAAGTCAATAGGCTTATTTAATCTTGCGCCTGTTTTATCAGTATCCCAAACGTAGCTACGAAGTTCTTTAATTAGGTTGGTGCTGTTTGACGTTACTAAATATTCTTGGCTTTGCATTATTTGAATACCAAAGTTTATTGAGTCTTTACCCTTTGTTACGCCTTTAATCGTCTTTCCGTATCTTCTAATTTCTTCTATTGACTTAGGTTCGGAGCTATCCGCATAAATTGGTACGTTGTCAGGTAGTATTTTAGCAATGTCGCTGTTTATCATTCCTGTTCTATAAACAAGTTCATTAAGTATTCTTTGACCATTCCATGTATAAACTTCAACTGCTGCTGTTGGATCGTTTGTGTATCCAAAGTCCAAACCAATTCCTATCAATCTCGCATCACTTGGAATACTATCAATTTGTTTCCAGTTGCTGAATATAACGCCTTCTAACATTCCTATTTCACCTAAACCATATACACGCCACCAATTACTCCAATAAGTGCTTGTAGCTGCTTTTAAACGGTTCTTTTCTATTTGTTCAACTATGCTATTGTCTAAGGCTTCGTTATCCTTGTAAGTAAGAATTATAAAGTCTGCGTCGGGTTCGTCTTTTAGTTCAGTATGTACCCAAAACTCATTCGCTGGGTTGAAGTCTAAAAATACTTCTTTTTTAGTCCGTATAGAAAGTTCATTATAAGATTCAAAGGTAACATTATTGCATTCGTTAATATAAAGAATATCACGCCGAGCACCACGTAACTTAGAGCTATCGTCCGCACTAAAAAATTCAAAAACACTCCCATTTTTAAAATTGTAGGTTAATAAAGATTTGTTGAACTGATCATCGTTAAAGCGATTAGTCCATTTAAGTATTTTAAGAAAATCTTTTAACGCACCCCTACGAAGATGAGGTATTGATTCAGCAACTACGCTTATTTCAAGTCCTGCTATTCTTGTTGCTTTATCTATGAGTACGGCTAAAATAGAATACGTTTTCGAAGCCGACGAACCACCCTGAATTATTTTAGTTCGTCTTTTTAAAGCCAGTACCTTATTTGTTGCTGTCGTTCTCTGAAACATCAGGAAATAATGGTTGTTCTAAAATGGTTTGTTCTATTTGTTGTAATGGAGCACCGTAACCACTATCCATTAATGCTTTGTAAGCAGCAACATCGCCTTCACGTGCTTTTTTAATTAAAGCCAAAGTCATTAAGTCCTCTTGACTCATTGTTTCCTCTTGGTTAGTTAAAGGGTTTTTTAGCTTTTGATTAACTTCTAACCAATACTTTGCTATTGTGCTTCTGTTCTTTGCTCCTTTAGGTCTGCCGTTAGGGTTTCCGGTTTCTCCTTTTTGCCACGCAGGCTTTAAATTATCTTCTTTTGCCATAATCGGTGTTATATCGGTGTTTATTTTAATTCAACTCCGTTCTTCTTAATAACTAAATTCGGGTCAAGTTTTTTCATTCTATCAATGATAACTTGGCAATACTTCGGGTCGTATTCAATAATTCTTGCCTTACGCTTTATTTGTTCACAAGCCACCATAGTTGTTCCACTACCTCCAAAAGCATCTATTACAATATCTCCTATTTTAGAAGAGTTTTCTATTT